TAAGCCTTAGGAAGTGCCGTTTCACAAGTTATTCTTGCATTAGGTACTGGCTTATCAGCCGTTTTAGTTTCATTAGGTAGCGTTATTCAATCGGTTGGACTTGCTATTAAGTCAGTATTTGAGGGAATAGGAACGGTTATTCAATCTGTAGGTACTGCCATTAAGTCGGTACTCGAGGGGTTAGGTTCAGCCTTTACAGGTTTTGGTAACGGAGTAAGACTGGCTCTTGAGGGAGTTGGGACTGTAATTACTTCAGTTGGTACTGCTATTCAATCAGCCTTACAAGGTGTTGCAAGCATTATTGATTCCGTTGGTAATGCTATTAAGTCAACTCTTGAAGGTGTAGGTTCCGTGATTGAATCTGTAGGTAATTCAATAAAATCAGTATTAGAGGGTGTAGGAACAGCCTTTGAAAAATTCGGTAACGCAGTAAAAACTGTGTGTGATGGAATTAAAGAAGTTATTGATTCGATAGGTAACTCAATAAGAACAGTACTTGATGGAGTAGCAAACGTCATTCAAAGTATAGGTGAATCAGCAGAAAAAGCAGGTAATGGGTTTAGATTATTTGCTGAAGGTGTGAAGACACTAGTTGATTTAAGCTTAGGAGATTTAGTTGCTACATTAACAGCAACGGCAACTGGAATAGGTGCAATAACGGCTCACGCTGGTGAAATGACAACGGCTGGAGCTGGGATGCAAACAATGGCAAGTGGATTAGCGATGTTAGGTCAAGCAGCAACTTCTGTTCAAGGAGCATTTACTGCATTATCTACATTAATCACAAGCTTAACTACTTCATTAAATGCTTTACCGCCTATCTTGATTACAACTTCAACAGCCGTTCAATTATTCAGCACTAACATTACTACTTCACTAGCTGGACTTATGACTGCTAGTGGTTCAATCAGTGCTTTCAACAGTCAGATTACAAGCATAGGAACAGCGGTAAGTTCTGTTACTGTATCGATTAGTGCATTCGGTATTGTTCTTTCATCACTGGCAGTAAGTTTTGGAACAACTTCAGCTTCAATTGGTGCATTAACTGGTGTAGTTAGTGGCTTAACAAGTGCATTGTCACAAGTAGGAAGTACAGCAACTAGCGTAGCAGGTCAGATTAATCAAATTGGTACTTCGATTTCATCAGTTGGGGCGACAGTATCTAGTATGGTTGCAAGCATTAGTGGAGCAATGAACGGGTTAGCTAGTGCCATTTCTTCAGCTATGAATAGTGCTTTAGGGTCAATTCAAAGCACATGCCAACAATTTGTATCTACACTTCAACAAACAGCCTCACAAATGGCACAAGAAGGACGTAGAGCAGGTGAAGAAGCAGGAAGAAATATCGCTGACGGCTTAAGAAGTAACGAAGGCAACGTTCGTTCGGCTATGGAAAGTATCAAGAATACTGTTCGAAGTGTAGGTCAAAGCATTGTACCAGTTGCTTATAATGTGGGAGCGCAAGTAAGTAATGGAGTTGCTCGAGGTATGTACTCAGCGCTAGGAGCGGTGATTGCAGCAGCTAATGCAATCGTAAGTGAAGTTGACAGAGCATTGAGAGCCAAGGCTCAAATTCACTCACCATCAAGACTTACAGCTAAGACTGGGGGACACATTACTGGTGGATTAGGTAAAGGTATGGTGAATAATATGGGCGTACTTGATAAAGCGTTCGGTTTATATCAACGTAAACTTAATTCATTTAATCCAACCTTTGCACCTGAGAACATGTTAAGTTTTAAAGGTGTACCATCATTTGCAACAGCAGGTGGAAGTAGTAACAACGTTACTAACAACAAAACAAGCAACTTTGGAGCGTTGCTACACATAGAGAATTTAAGTACAAATTCTGAAGAAGATGTTCGTAAATTATACGAACAAATAAAATTCTTAATTAAGGAGGAGAAAGACAGATTATGATAACTAAATATATCCTTTACAACCAACTAAATACAAAAGAATTAGGATTAAGATTAGTAGATGAAATAGAACTGGAATCTTCTTCTCAAACTGTAGATTTAGTTGAAATAGACGGTGTTAATGGTGCAAAAATCAAAGATAATAAACGGTTGAAAGTAGTTGAACGTACTTTCCCGTTTAAAATCTATGATGAAAAAGTTGACGTCCAAAACATAATCAATAAACTAAATGATTATCTTTTAAACATAGAGCCAAAATGGTATGATTTTAGCTTGAGTTGGGATGGTGAGTATCTATATAAGGCGTACTTTTATGAAACGTTTAAAATTGAGGGAACATTAACTAGTAAGAAAAAATGTATCTTAAATTTTAAACTACACCCTATTAAATACTTGAAAACAGGACTTTATAAGATAACAGTTTCTAATGGTCAAATACTAAGAAATCCAGAGCGAAGAAAAGCCAATCCGCTTATTAAATTAAGAGGAACTGGAGATATTAACTTAAATATTAATTCTCAAATATTTAGGTTAAAAGGGGTTAGTGGACACATTGTAATTGATTGTGAAACTCAGTCAGCGCATTGGGATAACAAAGAACCTCAATACGATAAAGTGTTCACTTACCCATTTCCACACCTTGAAATAGGTGATAACAGAATTTCATGGGACAACAACTCATTTGTTGTTGAAATAACCCCAAGATGGGAGGCGCTAGTTTAATGGCTTATCCTATTTTATATAAAGCAAATGAAACTAATTTTGAGCATTTGGGGGTGTCAGTTTTATCTGACACTTCTAAATGCTATGTTAGTAGAGAAAAAAACGGTATATACATTCTTGAATTTGATTATCCAGTAAATGGTAAAGATGTTGATAAAATCAAAGAGGGAATGTATATAAAAAGTGACGCAGGTTACAGAACTAAAAAACAAAGGTTCATAGTATCAAAGATCACAAAAACACAAAATGAATTTAAAATTTACTGCCAACACATTTCACAAGTTAAAACTACTATGAACGCTATCAGACCAGATATAACTATTACTGGTAGTGCTATGATGGCACTAACAACATGGAGAGATAACTTGTTGGATAGTCGTGAGGAGTTCTTCGTGCAATCTGATATATCAACTGTAAATTCGACTACGTGGAAAGTTGAACATATTGAGAACGCCCGTGACGCATTAGGTGGTAAAGCAGGTTCAATTCTTGACGTTTGGGGTGGTGAATATGAGTTTGATAACTTAAATATTACACTTCATCAAAGTATGGGGATTGATAATCCAACCATAATCGCATATGGTAAAAACTTGTTGGATTTAGAACAAGAGCAATCAATACTTGAAACTTATACTTCAGTTTTTCCATTTAAGAAATATACTGATGATAACAACAGGGAGCAACTAATAACATTACCAGAAATCCTACTTGACAGCACACACTTAAATAAATTTGCACATAGAAGAATTTTAAAAGTTGATTTTTCAAATGACGAAAATATTAAAACTGTAGAGCAGTTGAGAAGTAAAGCTAAAAGTTACATTAAAAGTAATAATGTAGGAGTACCAAAAACTAACTTAAAGATTAACTACCAAGACTTATCAAAAGTTGAGGGAATATTTGATAACCCAGCACTTGAACAGATAGATTTATGCGACAGATTAAAAGTTTATTACAGTGAATTAGGAATAATGAATGAAAGTGCTAAGGTTGTTAAGGTAGTTTGGGATGTTATCCTTGAAGAGAATCACGAGATTGAAGTGGGAGATGGTAGAAGTAGCTTTACAGATAGTAATTCAGCTAAAATTGAATCGCTACAAGCACAAAATGATTCAATACTAGCTAGAATCAATACTTTGATTGCTGAACAGGAAGCAGCATACGACAGATTCTTTAAGGAAAAATCTAAGGTTATTGAAGATAAGGTTAAAGATGGATATGAAAAAGCCTTATTAAGTAGCGAAGAAAAAATTCGAAAAATGGGCGAAGCATTTGACGAAAAAGTCAACCAATTTAGAAATCAAGTATCAACAACAGTAGAAAACTACAACAGGCAATTCCAAGCTACTAATTTGGAAATAAGCAAAAATAGAGTTGAAGCCACTAAGCAAATTCAAGCGCTATCTGATAGAGTTAACAACATGCAGGATATTTCTAGTAATTCAACAGTTGTAGAACTTAGAGGACTTGTTAACGGTGCTACTAGTAAGGTTACAGAACTTGAAACTAGCATTACTAGAGAATTTACTAATGTTAAAAAGAAAAACGAAGATAGTTTGAACGCTGTTAAAGCTGAATTTAAGAAAGGTGTAGATGGACTAACAAGCAAAATTACTTCACTTGAGGAATACAAAAATCAAGATGGCACACGAACTGAAAATTTGAAGCAATGGGTACAGCGAGATACTGCTAGTCAATTAAGTCGTGAAAGAACTGAAATCATAAGAAATGTAAGGGATAGTATTCC